TATAACTACTTGCTTTGTAGTCTTTGTATAATAAACTTCTCCATTTACTCTAAAATATCTAGTTAACACAGTAGCATATGCTTCTCCATCTTGTTCTTCAGTATCATAATTCTTTTCTGAATCTTCATCTGCTTGTATTAGTTCAATTTCACTATCTTTTATTCCATTTTTCTTTGCTATCTCTTTTAATGTTTTTACATTTTCTCTACTTTGCAGTATTATCCATTTTTGTTTTTGTTCATCTGTTTCTTTTGGATTTGCAAATACTACATTAAGTAAATCTACTAATTGTCCATTTAATCCTCCAGCATATCTTGCAAGTCCTGTTTTTTGTTCAGTATCCCAAAAATAATGATATATATATGTTCCTTTTCTTAATCCATCAGTTATTGCTTCATTGTCTAAATCTTCTTGCTTTAATTCTTTATTGATATTCAATGCAAAATTAGTTAAACTTTCAGCACCTTTTACTGCTTCATCATTTTCAGAATCAACATATACTAATGGTTTATATATCATCTTTATTTTTGCAGATAATATATTTGACTTTTTGTTATTTAATATAAATTCAATAATATTTAGAACTGGTCTTGGCAAATTCTTTGTTCTTTCTGTTGCTGGCGCCCATTGTCTGCCTTCTGCAAAATCAACACACATCTCACATGTTTCTTTTAAACGTAACTTTCTTTGATATGCCAATCCATTTTCCCAATCTTTCCATATTTCTTTTGCAAGGTCTATTCTATCCATTATTTAATCTCCTTTTTTGTTGATTCCTCACCTGTGATATATTCTTCATATACATCATTTGGAGTTATAGCATTTGTTCCATCTTTTTTACCATTTATCCATTCATCTACTAAATCTCCAATATCATTTGGTGGATTATCTTTTTTTCTAAATGTAATATCTGATGTAACAAAAAAATAAACTAGGAATGGTATTGCTCCTAGTAAATAACCTATTATAACTGATACTAATATCATCTTTTATTCCTTTCTCTACCAACTATAATCATCTTCTGCATCTACTACTTCAAGTTCAAATGGTAGTCTTTTAACTTCTTTTATTTCCTGTGGCTCTAAAGTCCAATATACACAAAAACCTCTAATTGCATCTGGTCCATGTGTTATTTCATGAGGTTCATTACATACATCTCCAATTCTTTTTGGGTCATGTTGTAATTGTGGTAAACACCTTATAAGATTTGTGCAAGTATTAAATATCTTTAACCTTGCTGTTGTTTTTCCTTGTTCATCTGTAAATGGCTTTAGCCACTCTTTAACTTGTAGCCAGCCTTGTATTCTATCATTATTTGTTTTATATAAGTCTATATCTCCTTCTGCAAATATATCTGCTGTGCTTTTTCCAGTTTCTTTATGCCTATTCCACATATCAGGTGGTGCTAAATGAATATATACATCTTCATTTGTCATACTCTTAATTAAATCTCTTGCACTTGATACTAGCAAATCAGGTTTATATACTTCTCTTATTACATATGCATTGTTTTGTGGGTCCACTGCTATCCAGTAACCTGCAAGCATATCTAATCCATAGTCTAACGTAAAATATATATACCAATGTTTTGGTATTTCAAATGGCTCTATTACATGCACATCTCTTCTAAACTCATCAAAGAATTGTCCATCAAACACATCCCAGTTACCATATAACATTGCTTTTTTTCTATCTTCTGGAAGAGCTTCTAATGTCTTTACATAGTCAGGGTCATTATTCATAATATATTCATTTTCAAATACTAATGCTGGAATAAATACATAGTCATCTGCATTTTCTCCCTGCTTATATTCTTTATCAATAAACAATCTTTTTACCCATATATGTCCTACTCCACCTGGATTACATGTAAAATACATTCTAGGTTTAATAGGTTTTCCACATTGTCCACTCAAACGATTAGATTCTGTTAGACATTTAAACTGAAATTCAGTAAAATGTGTTGCTTCTTCCATGAATATTACTTCATATGCTTGACCTTGATATTGCAATACATCAGTTTCTTTATCACAGTAACCTAATTTTATTCTACTTCCATTTGGGAATCTAAATTCCTTTGTGTTATCTTTATATGTAGCTACACCTTGTAATTCTTTTATAAATGGTATAACGTGATTCTCTCTTAACTCATTTAATGTTCTTCTTAACAACAATATTTGCACACCAGGATAGTTTAGAGCTATAAGTGTTGCTTTTCTTCTTGCTACATGGCTCTTGCCTCCACCTCTTGCTCCTCCATAACATGTATATTTAGCTCTACTCAAGCAAAATTCTTGTTGCTTTGGATATAATACACCGATTTCATAGTTCATTATTCAGCAAACCTCTTTATTTCATCACTCATACTAACTGTTATATTACTGTTTTCTGTTGATTCTCCTTTTGCTAATGCTCTCTTATCGTATAATGTTCCTACTGCTGTTGTTATTTCTGATAATTTATTTAATTGTAATGCTTCTATTTTATTTGCTAATGCTTTCTTCCTCTTGTAGTTAGCATCTTTATCTTCTAAATCCATTACATCATCCAGCATCTTATCCAGTTCATTTTGCTGTTCTAATGCTGTGTCTATTCTTCTCTCCAACAATGTTGTTGCTTTGTCTATTATTCTTGTTGCTTTATCTGCAAACTCTTCCTTTTTATCCATGCATAGTTTTGCAAATTCCTCTTTTTCTATATTCTTTTTATACACAGTTTCAACAGTTTTAACTGGTATATCTAACTGCCTTGCTGTTTCATTAAAATTATTTGTTCTAAATACTGATACCATTATTTTATAAATAGTTTCATTATCTGTTTTCTTCCCTTTTGCCATAATCTTTACTCCTTACATTAGAATACCAAAATAAAAATAATGCTATTGGTGCTCCTATTATTAGAATTAGGATTGATACTATTGTATCTAGCATAACTAATCCTCTCCTTCATACCACTCAAAACTTTTGTTAATGAACTTACTCCATTTGATATAGTTCTTACATCTAAATGATTGTGTTTTTATTCCACTACCATCATCTATTTCTCTTATAACTATATCTTCTTTTTCACACTTTTCTTTGCAGTTAATACACTTTGTGCACACTGCCTCTTTGTATTCTTCAATATTCATCTCTGCTATCTCCTTTGTATCAATATTTTATTTTCCTTAAAATACTCATTAAAAAAGACAGCTTATTAGCTGTCATAATATAATTAAAGAGGTTGATATATGAAAAAACATATTTATTATAAAATAATAAGAAAGGAGGTGATGCCTAAAGAGGCATCCCTTGGTCTATCTGACAGGACTTGAACCTATAACCTCTGGTATCCAAAACCAGCCGTCTACCATTGACATTACAGATAGGTGTTGCATGTTTTTACAAGTTCATCTCTTGCTTGCATTTCCTATAACTAGAATTAGGATGAGCTTCTTCTCTTTCTATATGCTCTGCAAGATTACAGTTTACTCAAGTAAAACTGCCAACTCCCTCTTGAATCGTTGACACACATTCAAGGTAAGCGCTCTTTATAGCTATCATCTAGTTTCCCCAAAAGAGTAAAAGGTATGTAAAAAATTAGAGATAGTTTTATATACCTATCTCTATTATACATTATAACATATCTTTTTCTGAAAAAAGGGTATTTTTTTGTATTTTTTTGTAATTTATCCAAATTTTCTTCTTTATAACTGATATTTTCTTTTTCATTCCTTGTTCAGAGTATAATTTATTGTATTGCTTTTCATATGATAACAATATATCTGTCATTTTATAATTATGTAGTAAAAGCTGTAGTATAAATTCCTCTTTATCATTAAACATTTTAAATACTTCACTTAATATATCTACTTCTATCTTTATAGTATTTATTCTATCTTTTTCTAGTTTTATTATCTGCTTGATTTTTCTCCTTACTCCATCTCTTCTTTCAGTTTCTTGTTCTATTGGACTTATATACAAGCCTTTAGCTTTTGGCATACCAAATGTATCATTTACTTTTAATGTATCATACCATTCTGCTAAATATTCATCATCATAATAATGATTGTTTAATTCCTTTTCCCATACTTTTATTCTTTCTTGTCCTATTTTTACATAGTCTTTATTTTTATAATATTCCTTTATCATTTTATTTAATCTTTTTAAATCATAATATGCCTCTGCGCATGGTGTTTCACTATTTCTAAATAGAGTTTCTGGTTCTGCACAGAATTTACAATACTCATAAGTTTGACATATTCCACCATTTCTACTACAAGCACTTCTTTCTAATAACTTCTGAACTTGTTCTTTCTCTCCCATATATAACCTCCAAAACATTTATCTTTCTCTTTTTACTTTTATTATTCTTCTGCCATGCTTTTTAGCTAATAAATATGTTGTATATCCATCTATCAATCTATTAGTTTTATTTAATATTATCTTTGATTCATATGTGCCTGTCCTATTATAGTAATCTATTTTTCTTTGCATTTTTTCTTTTTTTGGTGGTGTCCTCTTAAAACACCTTTTTATTTTTATATCTTCTAAAAACTCATAACCTAATAATTTAATTAATCTCTCCATATGTTCCTCCTATCTAAAATAATCTATCATAAGAATCATTGTTAATATTGTTCCGAATACTGCAAATACAGAACATGTTATTATTAAAATATCTACTAAAACAGTTGCCATCATTTACTCCTCCTCTATTACTCTTGGTTCCATATAATCTATTTCTCTATTCTTTGCTGGTCCTTTACTTAATGTTATCATTCCTGGAACTATTTCTACATCTCCTATTATTTCTACTCCTTCAAATGTATTTTCTTCTACCCCTAGTTTTTTCTTTAATTCTTCCATTTCTTCTATTCTTACATTTAAATGTGTTGGTTTTACTCCTGTTTCTATTTCAAATTTCTTTATACTTTTTATTATTTTTTCTTTCATTTTATTTTTCCTCCTTAAATCATTTTTAATAATTTTATAAACTCTTTACTTGTATGTTCTTCTACATAATCACATTTTCTTAATTCACTTGGTTTATAATCAATATTTGTTCCATCTAAAAACTTTAATCCTACTATATAATCTTTCTTACTATAATCAGTATTAGTTACTACAGCATATTGCCCTATGTATTTGTCATAGCATTTATATTTAGATGTGTTGCTAATAACCTCAACTAAATCTGCTCTTTTAAATTTGTTTTCATTCTTTATAAAATTTATTGCTCTTCCTAATTTTGTTTTATACATTTTCATTTACTCATCTCCTAATATTTCTTTTAATACCTTTATTGTAACTTCCTTTGTTGTAAGATAATTTCTCATTCCTAAATCAAATCCCTTGTCTGATAGTATTTCATCCTCTTTATCTTGCTTATTGTATAATTCTTCTATCTTATCTCTTATTACAGACTTTGGTATGTAGTTTTTGTTTATATCTACTAATAAATTCTCGTAAAGTTCATTATCTATAAAAAACATTGAATTATTTACTAATACTGGTTGAATATTATACTTACCTTTTAATTCTTTATTTTCTTTTTCTAGTTGTTCTATATATTGTTTTATATATTGCATATCATATGCTAAACATTCTGCTTCACTAGGCTCTGATGGAAATTTTAATTCTTTATTCTCATTAGCTATTCTTTCCCTCACACTTTTTGCTCTTGCAAAAGTATTTTCTATTCTTATTTTTAAATTTATATTTCTACTTATTTCTTCCATTACCACTCACCTTCTTCACTTTCACATAATATATAATGTAAATCTTCATAATGTTCTGGAACCATACCTTCTATTCTGCTATTTATAAATTCTACTGCTCCTTCACATCTATCTTTATATTTCTTTAATTCCTTATTTTCTTTTTCTAATTGTCTATATTCTTTTATAAAATTCTTTATCGCTAATTTTAAAGCTATATTTCCATCATCTAACACATGGTCTGTTGTCATTACCCAGCAATTTTCTAATACTTTTATCTCTTCTTCCATTACTCACACCAACCTAATTCTTTACACTTCATATTTATTGCTTTTAGGTCTTGCATTTCAATTCCTATACAATCTGTATAAGCATAATGCACTACAACTGCTTTTTTCTCAAAATCAAATATTATAGCGCTCATTATTCCATTTTCATCTCTTTTGGCATAACCAATATTTTCTTTTTGATGTTTTTCATATCCTAATTCTTCAAATATTTCATCTGCTGTTTTTTCTTGTTTGTTTCCTATCCAGTGAAATATAGTGTTTCCTTCTTTACTATTTTTAAATATGTAGTTACCTATTTTAACTTCTCTTTCTTTTTTCATTCTCTATCCTCCCAATTTGTCTATCTGCTTTATATTGCATTATTTCTTTTATCTTGTCCTTATCTAAGCCATAATATAATGCATATTGTTCCATCATTACCATTACATCTCCAAACTCTTCTTCCATATGTTCTTTATCTTTTTGCATAATTCCTACTGTTGAATATGGACTTTTTGAATCTCTTTCATAATCTGTTATTGTTTCTATAAACTCTTTTACCTCTTCATCTAATTGTTTAATTTGTTCTATTGGTCCATAATAATTTATTATTTTCTTTAATTTTTCTTCCATTTTCACTACCACCTATATTTATTTTCTTCAAATTCTTCTGGATTTAATTCTTCCCTACTAATCTCCTTTATTTCTAATCCTATAAGTTTTAAACCTTTATAATCTCCTTTATTATTGAAATAATGTTTTAATGCTGTTTTTTTGCTTTTATAAAGTCTTGCAAATCTCAAATCTTTATGAAATTCACTTCTTCCATAAGTAGCATACAAACCTTCTTTATTTTGAATTGCAAAAACTATTTTTTCTACTTCCATTTACTTTACCTCATATTCTATTGATTTAAATTGTTCTTTTGTTACGATTTTATCTTTCGGCTTTATGACTTTCCATACTATATTTGATAAACTTAAATTATTCTCATCAAAAGGCATAAGTAAGCATACTTTATTATTTTTTCTATCTATATCTATTACCATGTAGCCATTCACATAATCTCTAACTTCTATAAGGTCTATTATGTTAAAGCTATGTTTTACTATATCTTCATATGCTACATAAGAGCCACCAAAATCTTCTTTCCAATTTCTATAAATTGGTTTACCAGTAGGTATTTTATATTTAACATCAAATTCACTATCTTCTATTTTTGCAATAGTTCCTTGTAATGTTCTTACATATTCATTATCTTTTATTTCTTCCATATCTACACCTCTGGCATCCTATATACTTTTGGATAATTTACATTTGCATATGCCATATTTCCTACTGTTAAATCTTTTTGTTCATATAATTTAACTATATCCTCTAACACTTCTTTTGCTCTTTCTTCTGTTGTATATTTACCACAAGTAAAACAATAATCCTCGTATAATCCTTGTATTACAAAACCATCATTGTATTGGTCATCGTGTTGCACTTCCAATGCAACTGCTGTATCATAATTCATCATTGTTTTTCCATCTTGACTTACTATTATCATTTTCTACACCTCCATCTGCTCTATCAAATAATCATATAATTTACTCTCGTTTGATAAGTCTATATTCTTACCATTTGTATCTTGGATGCATCCATGAAAATATTTTCTTCCATATTCTAGTTCATACATCCACCAGCTTAATGTATCACTGTCATTAAATATATTTGCTAATAATTTTATTACTATATCTTCATGGCATATCATCATACTTCCTGCATTTGTAAAATCTGATATTACTACTTCTTTGCTACTTGCTATTCTTTCATTTATATCAGTTACCATATCATCAGTATCTCTTAATCTATCTATTATTTCTATAAACTCATTCTTTGTTATCATCTTTCATGTTCCTTTCTGCAAGTTTCATTGAACTATAATACTCGTTGTATAACTTTATCCAATCATCAAATCTCATTGTTACTAAACATTCTTCTCTGCTTCTTTTATGAAATATCGTTGGAAAAGCAAATCTTCTGCTTGCTATTGTATCTCTTACTGCTTGTATCATTGCTTCATGTATATTTAATCTTTCTACAAATTTTACTTCTGCATGTATATAATCAATTCCCTCTATATCATCTGCTCTACCTGTGTTGCCTTTAAACTGTGCTGTTCTATTACACTCATAGCCATTTTCTTTAAATTTCTTGACTATATATAATTCTCCTCTTTTGCCTTTTTGTTTACTATTCATCTTATCCTCCTATAAAAGACAGAGATAAACTTTATTTGCCTATCCCTGTTGTAATTTTATATTTCTTTTTGTTCCTCCTAAAAAGATAAATTTTCTTTTTTTTCTTTTATTTTTTTTACCATATC